CGGAACCACCTTCAACCAAGCAAGCATTGACTTGGGCGCATACGTCGACGCCCTTGGGAAGAGTGTCCTTCGCATTCACAACATCGTCCACCGATGGACCACCGCCAACAATCGAACGCCTTTCCCCGGTGCAAATCTCACAGGCTCCGCCGTCTGGCAGCTCACGACTCAATCCCAAGGATCAATTGTCGCATTGACCGACAAGAGCGTCATCGCTTCTGGTCATCTAGACGTCTCGGCCGATGCGGGCAGCTTGATTGTGATGATTGACGAGAACGTTGATCTGTCACCTCAGCAATTCACTCAAGGATACCTGGTCGGTGTCGAACAAATTTACCTTGGCTTCAATCAAGACGTGGCTACCATGTGCGATGGTGCCGAGGTTGTCTTGGAATGCACCGTTGAGACCCTGTCTTCCTCGGCCGCCATGGCCCTTGCATTGAGCCAACAGTGAGGTGATCACTGTGTGCGCCACCTGCAACATCCTGCGTCAATTGCTCATTGATAGGGGCATGGCCCCCTCGTTGGCCATGACCATCGGCACTGAGGTGGGCGAGCGTGTCGAGGAAACCGCTCCTGTCGTGGTCAACAAGGCCAAGCGCAAGGTGTCCGCATACAACCGAAAATACAAGGCCGCTTTCAAGAAGGTCGCTCCTCGATACAAGCTCAAGAGTGGCAAGTGGAAAGCTGGAGGCTTCAAGCGAGCTGTGCGGGAAGCTCATCGAATTGCTGGGGGCAAGAAGCGATGAAGCGACGCACGTTACGAGGCCAAGTCCAAGAAGGCCAAGTCAAGCGTCTGGTCGTTGACGATGGACGCTTGAACCACGGTTATCGAGTCGTATCGTTTCATGTCGCACCACGAAACCCGTCTGACAGTGCGGGAGATGTTTACGGCACACTCTCTTTGGATTACGATTCCCCAGCTCTTTGGGAGTTTGGCGACAACCGTCAGATTGGTTGGGCCGCCGCTCAAGTCGATCAACGACCACTAGCTCCATTCTCTCTCATCGATCCCGACCATGTCGTCATCATGGACCTTTACATTCAGGGGTTGGTTGGTTCCACGACGACCACGGACCTCATCAATTACCTCATTGTTCTCGAACCCGTCGAACTCACGGACGACGAAGCCATCATGACATTGATCAAGGAGCGGAGCCAAGATGACCTCAGATGAACCAATTGAAACCGAAGCTCAACGAGCTACGCGCACCGCCCGTTTTGCGAGCTGGTTGATGGAACGTGAGGAGCGACGCCAAGAGAAGGAATCAAACCTTGAAGGGCTCGTCCGATTGAATGTCCTCGTCTCGTTTCTTACTCTCGGCCTCGTCGGTGGCTTCGAAGCTGTTCGGATTGCTATCGAACTGATCCCCTACTTGTAGGGCGGCGTTCAAAGAGTGCCACCAATTCTCCAACAGCCACGAGGCTGGACAGTGCCAAATGTCTTCGGCCATGTTGTTGAGCGTCCCGTTGATCATGTCCATCACGGTCTCGATGAGAACACGGGCCTTTTCATTCATCGTCGGTCACCCGAAACTGATTCCGCCATGGAACGGCGAGGTTGCAAATCTTGCAGTTTGGCTTATGCCTCCTGACTTCACTCATCCAAATCCGATCACATCGTCGGCAGAAATTAGCCCAAGTCATTCTTCCCACCTGCAAGTGCATCGATGTTCAGAACAACATTGGAACACTTCGGCCCATGGGCCACCCCTCGATGGCGAAAAAGTCCAATTTTGGCGGCAGGTTCCGCACTTGATGCCGTGGAGTTTGGCCTGACCGACTTCGGCATGCCAGGGCACAACGCCCCAAGAGTTGTTCTGGTGGGGTTCATCCTTGGGTCGCCCAAGGTTTCGGCCACAATTGCACAGGAACGTGTTGACTTTTGCCATCATTCCTCACCCCAACAGATCACACAACGTCCGCTTCGATGGTTCGGGTTGCACTTGTCGCCGTCTTCGCCATGCACACGTCCGCTTTCAGGGGCCGTATGCTTGGCTTCTTGGCCGATGTCTTTCGCCATCGCCCCTAGAACGGCCTTCTCAACCCACCGGGATCGGTTGCCTTTGGTTGTCTTCTGCGCCAAAAAGTCGAGGTAATCGGCTGCTTGGCTGGTCAAACTGACTGTAATGATGGTCTTTCTCGCCCTCATGGTCTATCGCAACACTAGGATAATAATAAACATTTCTAGGCGAAAGTCTATCTAGGGTGTCTTATCCTAGGGCGGGTGGGTGAGGGGCCGACGTAACAAACCCTAGAGGAGAAGGTGCAGTTTACTTTTTACACTAGAAGGTGTTCGGGGAGATCATGGCGAAGACAGACTCATTCTTCATTCGGGCAAGCGTAGCAGACAACGGAACCACCTTCAACCAAGCAAGCATTGACTTGGGCGCATACGTCGACGCCCTTGGGAAGAGTGTCCTTCGCATTCACAACATCGTCCACCGATGGACCACCGCCAACAATCGAACGCCTTT